CTTGCGGCGGATAATACTGTCGAAAACGATCTATTCTCATACACCGATGTGGCATTAATTGGACCTTGCCGACTGTTGTTTCTGGCATTCGCACAAGCTGGTATTCCAGCACACGGAAACCAATTGAAATTCAAGCAACGTAACTTGACAAGTTGGCCAGTGTTCACACCGTCTCAAATTGTGTACGACGCGGGTAGTTTACATGGACCTCTTTCTGCTGTTGGCGGTACCATGTTTGGCGGCGACATTGTGTCCAATGGTCGCTATGAGTTTATGGTGGGCGCTCAACCAGTCGTCAATCCAGTTCAATTCTGTTCTACACAAGCGTTGTTTTACTGGAGAATGACAATTCCCGCTGTCTGTCCATCGGCGGCGATGAAAGAAATCATCGGGAAACCGGCGGCGATTGTGATACTTCCTGACCCGCGTGTTCTCTGTAAGAAAGCGGTTCAACTTCGCTGCATCACGCGATGTGGTAAGACTTTCAGATTTCAACCAAACAAGGTGGTGACTTATGGCCTCAAAACTTACTAGTCTTCCTGCGGGTCAACAGCAGGATGTGTACAACCAATTGATACCGGACGAAGGGCCGAAAGCGTTGGTTTACAACCTTGATTTCAGCTTGGCTGACTCAATCATTATTCCAGGGTTACAGCTTGCACAAATGGGAAAGTTTTCGATGATTCAGACGATCTATGTTGATCTGTCTCTGTCAACGAAAAACGTCACGTTCCTGTTCGAAGGTGGCCAGATTATCACGGCGAAAGCGCGGACACAGGGTTACTACTCTGTGATCTGTACGAATCCGTTTAACGTGACGGCAACGTGTGTCGGCGGCGGTATCATTCCGATACGCTTAATCAACGTGCCAATAGCAGGCGCGGTGTGGACGGCGTTCTAAAATCAAGAAAGGAAAGTATGTCAAAAACGAAGAAAGTAATACCAGCGGTGAAGGTTGAAACAGTCAAACAGAATGTTACGGCTACAGTCGCCAACATTTCGAAAGGATTGCTCAACAGAAAGCGAAAATGACCGGCGTTAGCATGATGCTGAAAGCCTTGGGACTGGATATACCACCTGAGGCAATTGAGGAACTAAACCGGATCGTCCCGGAGTTACCACGCTTAGTCTCTGAGACGATCCAGAAGAACAACGCCGTCATACTCGCCACGCGTGATTATGTTGAACGGTTTTTGGCGCAATTGAAGCGTATAGAAGATAAGCAAGACAGGATTTTAGCGTTACTGGAGAAACAACCACATGGCGACGCCGAACGCAAACAACTTGCCACCGTCTGACGAAACGTCAGATGAACTGATTGAGAGGATAGAAGAATGCCAGACAGCACTTTTGACGTTGACGCAGCAATCTTTGGAAAACCGTCAGACGATGGCGGAAAACAGCCAGACGGCGGCGGAAACCAGGGATCAGATAACAAGCCTGCGGACGGAATTAGCGAACCTGCGACAGAGTTTCCAGGATTTGACACAATCGATCCAATCGCAACGCACGCCGCCAGTGACACTGGAACCGGAACCGGAACCGGAATTAAACGCGGACGACACACCAGAGATTGTACCTGCGAACGTTGTACAGCCCGTCGTGCCGGAATCCCATACGACAGAAAAACAACAGCGGCGGCACAGGATAATCTAGTTGTCAATCTTGAGCGCCTGTTGATAAGCGTTCATGCGATGGGCGCTAAGATTCTGGCGTTCGATGAACTTGAATTGGACGCAACGGAAGCGAAAGAACTGTCCGACGCCGTTAAGGCATACGCACAGTTCAAAACGCCTAAGTTCCTGTCGCCTGAAAAGATGGCGTTAGGCGTTCTTCTGGCGGCGATTGTGTCTATCTACGGCACGCGCATAGCCGTTGCGATTAAGAAGCGGAAAGATAAACCGCGTTTTGTACGTGACAAAGTAACACCGATTGATCGCGGCGGCGAACAACGCGCAGCGACGCCGGAAGGTGGCAGGGACACACCACCAGACCTATCAAAAGTGCCGCCGTCCGCGTTGTTTGACTTCGCTCCGCAGGAATCCAACAGCTACTAAATGACACAGTGGACACCACCAAACGACTCGGAACGAGTCGTGATTGTCGGCGCGACAGGATCAGGGAAAACACAAGCGGGAATGTGGCACCTGTCCAACCGTTCCTACACTCAGATTCCCTGGATAGCGTACGACTGGAAGTATGACGATTTGATACAGGAAATACCTGGAATCGTTGAAATCGGCGTGAACGAACCGCCACCACGTCACCCTGGTTTGTACGTTGTCCATCCGCAACCGGAAGAAGATTATTTGGTTGACGCGCAATTGAAACAAATTTGGGCTAGAGAGAACATCGGCGTATACGTTGACGAAGGTTACATGCTGATGAAAAACGGTCCCGGTTTTCGTCTGTTACAGACACAGGGCCGGTCACGATTGATACCGACAATCACGCTTTCTCAGCGTCCAAAGTGGATGGATCGTTTCATCTTTTCAGAGGCTAGTTACTTTCAGATTTTTCGATTACAACACTCCAAAGATGTTGATACTGTGGCTGAATATATCGCCGCCCGCGACGAACGCGGGAAATCAGTTCTACACCAAAAACTTCCGCGTTACAAATCATGGTATTACGATGTGGCGCAAGATGAACTCCGCAAGATGAACCCTGTACCGGATCGCGCGGCGATTCTGAACACCTTCGATACACGGCTGGCAAAACTGAGGAAAACTGTATAATGTCGAAAAAATCACAAAATTCACAAAAACCACGCGAATCTCTCGAAAATCGCATCAAAAACGCCAAAATTCGTATCGAATTGATGGAATTGAGGCACCAAGTCGCCGAAAAACGCAAATTATTGAAATCTAAGTGATTTGATTTCATAGACATACCGTGTCATACTTCCTACTGAGGTATGGCATGAACAACAGCGAAACCATCCTATCTTGGAACACGGCGAACTGGATCACCGTGGTTCTGATGGGTGCAATCTTCTACACAGTCGCCGGTTTTGTCGTCCGCGCTATTCAACAGCGGCGAAAGGCGGCGTAACGTGTTGAACTTCGGATTGCTCAAACATCCTATCAATTACGTGACTGTTGGTTTGATGATGTTAATCGCCAGCATCGCTCTGAATTTCGTTTTGCACTGGGGTTCCGACTCTAGCGCGTAGATCAACATTTTCACCCTTTGAAACCCAAAGGAATCACCTACTAAGTACGAAAGGGAAACACAACACATGGCGGCACCTACCAGACAAGAAATCGCGGCGGCAAATCAGTTTGCACGTGCGGCGATTCGCGCGAACGCTATCAAGATGGAACAAGTAGTTGCCGCGAACACGTTCACGGCACCAAGCGGCGTCAACATTTCGAACGTGCAACCCGTGTTCAGTACCAACGGTCGAAACGTCGGATTGATTCGCGGATTTTGGGTCAAAGTCGTCGCCACCATTGACAATGGGTCCGGCATTGACATCGATCTCACCGACTGGGGACCCGCGAACCTGTTGTCTCAGATTCAGTTCCAGGATTTGAACAACAACACGCGCATTCAGACAGTTGGACGGCACATCGCCGCTATCAACTCCATCCGTTCACGCCGCCCGTTCGGTACGTCGTTGGTGCGTACCACAGGATTCGATTCGCCGATGAATTTCGGAAGCAATTGGATCGATCAAATCGCCGCACCTGCTACGATTCTCGCCGGTGATCAGGGGACCGTGACGATGTGGTATTACGTGCCGATCGCGTATTCTGACGACGATTTGCGCGGCGCGATGTTCGCCGCCGTCCTGAACGGAACCATGCAATTGAATCTCACGTTCAATCCGGTTCCGGTCGTTGCCAACGCCACCGATTCGCTTGGTGCTGTGTACGTCGGTCACGTTGCCGGTTCTGTCGCGGCGTGCGTCATTTCGGACGTGTCGGTTGAAGTGACACAGTGTTACTTCGATCAGATTCCGACGACGAAAAACGGTGTCTTGCTTCCCATCGTGGACATCAGCACCATCTACGAACTGAAGAACACCGTGTTGACCGGCATCACAGCGAACCAGGATTTCCCGATTCAGTACGCCAACTATCGTGACTTCCTTTCGTTGTTCGTTACCTACACAAACGATCCTGCGGCGGGTTCGCGCGGCGTCGGCGCTGATGTTAACTTTTGGGCGTTGCAATCCGCGAACTTCACGAACATTTGGAAGAAATCGCCCGGTCTGATCGCAACGCAGAATCGCAACATGCTGTCGTGCGACTTCCCCCCTGGTGTGTATTATTTCGGCACGCGTGACAAGCCGATCAACACGAATCAGTATGGAAACATGCAAGTCATTCTGAACCCCAACACGGCGGCGGCACAGGCATACGTGGAAGCGTATTTTGAAGACTTCGCATTCGTGCAAAACCTGAGCGGCGCTGGATCGCTGGCGGCGTCGTAAACTGACCCAACGGCAGGATGGGCGGTATAGTGGTGTACCGCCCATTTTCCACACGGAAAGGATAACATGCGATCAGGACTACTAACGTCAATCTTCAATTGGATGGCGCACCCATTCAACAAAGAAGGTTCGGCGCTTAACTGGATTTTGTTCGTCGGATTGCTGATAATCGCGGCGTTCTGGTGGCAGTTGATTTTGTTGAAAGTCACAGGAAGTGAGGAAAGATAACATGCGAGTCTGGATGCATATCGTATCGTGGGCACTGATCGGTTTCGCCGTGGCGTACTACTGGCCTCAAGTCGGTAACGCGACGATCGGAAAAATCATTCCACGCGCGGCGTAGTCATGCGAATTATTTCCGCCATTCTTGGTTTCCTGGTACTTGGTTTGTCGCCGTCGTTTGTTGACTGGCAGGAAACACCAGAAAAGCGCGGTCAGATTCTCATGTTCTACGTCGTCGGCGCGTTGCTTATCACGTTCGGATTTTACAAGAAATGAACCAGTCGTCTATCATCGCCGGTGTTCTTATCATCGGGTTCATCGTGTTCATAACGATGAAAGGCGAACTCTCAAAGTACCTGGATGTAATCGGTTTGGGTGTTACGAAGTGAATGCCGTTTGCTCTTATCATCGTCGGTTTAGCGTTGCTGGTGGCGGCGGTTCGCGGCACACAGGACAAGCTTTTCACGTTGGTTCAGGGGGATTTCAGCGGTCCAAACAATTTTGCTTACTGGTTGGTGTCGATTCTGGTAATCGGCAGCATCGGTTACATACCAAAAGCTAAGTCTGTGAGCGTTGCGTTTCTGGTTTTGGTGGTGATTGTTATGATCCTAACGCGCGGTAATCCGGGAAAGGCTGGCGGCGGTTTCTTTGACGCGTTCACCAAGCAACTGAACATCACGACGACGCCGCAGACACCAAGCGCGGCGACGACTGGACAAACACAAAATCTGTCGAACGTGTTTCAGTTTTTGAGGTAATATGGATAAGGCAATAACAGGATTCGTTACTATCTTGACCGCTGTTATCGGCGTCGCAATTCTCGCCGTGTTGGTGAGCAAGAAAGCGGACACGGCGAATGTCTTGAATGCTGGTGGTAACGCGTTCGCTTCGATCCTGAAAACAGCAGTTTCGCCGGTGATGTAAGAAAGGGAATTATGAATCAAATCACAACCGCAGTTGTTACGGTGTTGACGGCGATTGTTGGAGTCGCCATTCTTGCCGTTCTGGTGAGCAAGAACAGTAACACCACAGGTGTATTGCAGGCTGGCGGTACGTCGTTCGCGTCGGCGCTGAACGCCGCGCTTTCGCCTGTAACCGGATCGTCTGGCTTTTCGCAGTTCGGCGGCGTCGGCGGCGGCGGTTATTAATCGCCTGTCCTGTAACGTTCGACCGGAGAAAGGATACCTGTGTTTTTTCAACGTCTCAGTCATGCGATTAAACGGATGGTTGACCCGGTTCACTCGAACCAGTTCAACCCTGATGTGGACGTACCGTTAGGGACCATTCCAGGTGTCCAGCATTATTACGAAGGTCGTCTATTCAATCCTGGTGCGGAAAACTTCGTTCGGGAGTCGGACCAGACCACACCTTTGTTGACCGTTTGGGGTTACGGTATGATGTACAAACCCAACCCGTTTCCGCCGATTGCACCACCACCTTTGTACGCTTTCCAGACATCCGTTACCAACGGATTGGGTGGCGTTATAACCGGACAAATCGCGTTGCAAGGATTGTTGGACGACGGTTTACAGAATGGTTAAATGGATCAAAGAACACAAGTGGTTGACCGGCGGTTTAGTCGTCGGTTTATTTGTGTTGTATTTGGTTGTTCGCCGTCTTGCTAGTGGTGGCGGATCAACCAGCATCCAACAGGCGGCGATAAACCCCACGTCAACCGACACGTCCGCACAGGACGCACAGAACGCGCAAATTCAAGCGCAATTGTCGGCGCTGGATAAACAGCTTGCCGGTGCGCTGGCAGCAAAACAAATTGACGCGCAGGTTGCGACTCACAACGTTGATACGCAGCTTGCCGGACTGAAAGACACCAACGCCGCGACCACTTCACAGACAGGAATTGTGGCAGGTGCGAATGTCGAAGTAACAAGACTAAACACGACGGCGGCGGTTGGTATCGCCGGACTGGAAACCGGACGCGACATCACAGTTGCGGGTATTCAGAAAGACATCAAGTTTGAGGAATTTCGTACCGCATTGCTTTCTCAACTTGACGTTGACAGAACGAAACTTGCCATGGAAGGCTTAGACACCACGCGCGACGTGGACGTTACGACGTTGCTCACGAATCGTGATATTCAGGTTGCCGGAATCGGCGCGAATCGTGACATTAATCTAGCGAACATTCTGTCCACACGTGACATCACTCTAGGTGGTCAGGGTGTTGAACTCGCACAGATTGACGCCACTAAGTCTATCTCACTTGCGAACATTTTAGCGTCAATGAACATCACGCTAGGACAACAGCAAGTAAACATTGCGGACACGAACGCGAATCGTGATATTCAGGTTGCCGGAATCGGCGCGGATGTGTATCACGATCTATTCACCACACAACGTTACGGAATCACAACAGCGGCGGACCTTGCTAACCGACAACTGGACATCCAGAAGTCAAACGACACGAATTTCTGGAACTCTATCTTCGCTAATGATCGCTGGGGTTCCGGTTCTAACCAAGTCGCCGCGCTTGGTATCATTCAAGGTTTCCCGTCTGTCGTTCCATCGACACAGGCGGCGACGGTTCCAGTTCAGACATCCAGTTCGGCTGGTAGCATTTTCGGAAGTATTGCGAACATTTTCAAGTCGATTGGACCAGGGCTAGTATCATGAAAACTTTTCTATTTGGTATCGCCGCAGTCGTCGCCGTTATTCTGGTGGTTCGTCTGATCGAAGTACCGCCGACGAACAATACGATCGTAACGTTCTTTTCTAACCCGTTTGGCAACGGGAAACTGTATCCGTTCAAGCTTGGTTCAAAGGTGGTACCGACGTGAAAATTCTGAAGTCATTACTACCCGCGTTCGGCATTCTCGCCGCCGTTTCTTTCATGTACTGGTACATTCGCCGCAACATGATTACGGGTCCGGCACAATCACAAGGTCCGAATCCTTCCAGTTCGACTGGACTGCCGAACTACACGGTACCACTTTACAACGACGCGCGAACCGTGACGGAAGCGCCGTCAATCGACAATTCGACTCATCCGATTATCTTCGCTGGTGACACTAGCGCCGTTGGAAATCCGTATCAAGGTGGCAACTTTGGTGACATCAACCAAGGTGATTTGAACATGCCGATGAACCGACTGACGTACAATATGTACCCTGTCGGAATTGAGTCACCGGCGACGACATCAAAAGCGTGTGGTTGTGGTTACGGCGGCGGTTGTACTTCCTGTGTTGATGATTGCTCAACACCTAACAGTCGATTCCCTGACGGTCGCGGTGGTTGTTTGTCGCGTTCGCGCGATCAAGTCTTAGACACTTTGATTCATAATCCTGTGGCTATTCCGCGCGATAAGTTTGAGGATTTGTCTAGCAATCCGCGCGGCGACACGTTCATTGACAGACAGGCTGAATGCGGTCCCGGTTACGTGTTCAACGGAACCGCCTGTGTTCGTGCGACTATCGCCAGAGACACAACAGACGACGTTGCGACCAGACGAACACGCGACACAACCGACGATATTTATGGACCACGTTCCAGAGACATAACCGACGATATTTCGGGTCTGCTGGCGAGTGTTCAGCTTGGCTTGCCGATTCAATGAAATGGCTGACTTACAGTATCCAGGGATTGACGCCGCGATAGGGCAATTCGAAGGGTTTAATACCCCAGGAACACTTGCGGCCAGACAGAACAATCCCGGTAACAT